AAGCAACTTAAACTAATGCAGGCGGTGGCTAATAACCCTAAGTTTGCTAAAAAGGTAAACATTCCACAGTCTGTGGGTAAAGAATATTCTAAGGAGAGCAAGATGTATAATAAGAAAATGATGATGGGTGGTAAAGTTAAGAAAATGATGAAGGGCGGTAAAGTCAAAAAAATGATGGGTGGCGGTATGGCTATGGCTGATAAAGCTGGTACTCGCGCTATGGACCCAAGAATGGCTATGGCTATGGACGCGCGGCGTAGACAAGCTGCTATGGGTGGCATGAAGAAAGGCGGAAGCGTAAAAAATGAACTCGAAGAATTAGGTCGAGTAGACTCTGAAAAAGCTTATACTAAAAAAGGCAAGCGCAACCTAAAAAGCGAAAAGAAGCGCGTTGTTAAAGAGATTAAGAAAAAAGGAATGAAGAAAGGTGGTATGGTTTCTTCTGCTTCTAAACGAGCAGATGGTATTATTACTAAAGGTCGTACTCGCGGTAGAATGGTGTAATATGAGAGCTTCTCGTGGTATGGGTATTATAAACCCTAAAAAGATGAAAGCTGGCGGTTCGGTTTTTAAGTCTCATATGATGTATGATAAAAAGACGGGTAAAGGAGTTAAAGCTCCAACTATGGCTAAACATCTAGAGCTAAAGAAAAAAGGCTATGGACACACTAAACCTACTAAAATGAAAGCAGGCGGCGCAGTTACAAATAAAGTTAACAAGGTCGTAAAAGGTTTAAAGAAGGCTTCTAAGTCACACGCTAAACAAGCTAAGACTCTTGAGTCTTTAAAGTTAAAAAAAGGCGGGAGTGTTAAAGATGCGTGTTATAAAAAGGTAAAGGCTAGTTATAGAGTCTTTCCTAGCGCTTATGCTTCTGGGGCTATTGCTAAATGCAGGAAAAAGAAAGCAGGTAAATAATGGCTGTTCGTAAAACCAAAAAAGGCGCATCTTTAAAACGCTGGTTTAAAGAAGATTGGAAAGACGTAAGAACAGGTAAAGCTTGTGGTAGAAAAAAAGGTGAGACTCGTGGTACGCCTTACTGCAGACCTTCTAAACGTGTTTCTGCTAAAACTCCAAAAACATCTGGGGAGATGACACCTGCACAAAAGAGATCGCGTATAGCCCAAAAGAAAAGACTTGGGCAACCAGCGGGTAAACCCCGTAGAGTAGCAGCACTTAAAAGAAAAGGTAAGAAATAATGACAACGACAAATACACATAATTTTAACCTAGATCTTAACTTGCTAGTAGAAGAAGCGTTTGAGCGTTGCGGTGCGGAACTTAGAACGGGCTATGATTTAAGAACAGCTACACGTAGTTTGAATTTACTTACTATTGAATGGGCTAATCGAGGTATTAATCTTTGGACTGTAGAACAAGCTACTATTCCTCTTGTTCAAGACACTGCAACATATGATCTACCTACAACTACTATTGATCTTATTAGTCAGGTTATTAGAACAGGGACAGGAACAACTCAATCGGATATAACTATATCTAGAATATCAAACCCTACTTATGCTTCTATACCTAGTAAAAATGACACGGGCAGACCCATACAAGTTTATATAGATAGACAGGCAGCGGTTCCTAAAATAACTTTATGGCCTATCCCAAATGACGGAAGTTATACTTTTGTTTATTGGTTTTTAAAAAGAATTGACGATGCAGGCACGGGCGTTAATACTCAGCATATACCTTTTAGGTTTCTACCTTGTATGGTTGCTGGACTTGCTTACTATCTATCACTAAAGATTCCAGAAGCAGGACCTAAAGTACAATTTTTAAAACAAGAATATGAAGAGCAGTGGCTACTTGCTTCTACAGAAGACAGAGAAAAAGCTACATTATCTTTAGCACCTAGACAATCATACGTATAAGGAGAATTATAATGGCAAAGAAGAAACTATTTGAAGAGGCAATGAAAGCAGCAGAAAAGGCTCTTAAAATTAAAGACCCCGATAAAAGAAATAATGCTCTTCAAGAAGCAGCAAGAAAGGCTACCTATGCTGATCCAAAAGCGCGAGCAGCAAGAAAAATTGATGACCAAAAACGAAGGCAAGAGGCCAGCATACGCGCTTCAGAAAAAGCAAGAGAAAGAAGTTCGCGGTACTCTTCTGAACTAGACCGTCAAGAAGCAAGACCAGATAACATTAAAGAACTTAGATTTAAAGCTGGCGGAGCAGTTGGAGCAATTAAAAAGCTTTTATCTAAAAAAAGAAAAGCTGGCAAAAAAGAAACTAATCCTTACAAAAGCACTGTTGGAGATAGTTATGCTACTCGTTCAAAAAAACAAGGGGAAATAGAACAAAATATACTTAAAAACACAACTATATCTAAGAAGAAGAAAGATGAAGCACTTAAAACTTTAAGTGAGCGAATGAAAAAAGAAAGGAAAGAGACGTTTGACAGAAGGGGTATGAAAGCTGGCGGAGCACTAAAAGCACCCACTAACCCTGGACTAAAAAAGCTACCTACAAAAGTTCGTAACAAAATGGGCTACATGAAATCTGGTGGTAAGGTTACATCAAAGTGTAAACGTGATGGTATAGCTATACGCGGTAGAACCAAAGGTAGAATGGTCTAATGCCAGTTATTATTCCTCCTTTACTAGGTGCAATAGCGGTGGGCGGTTCACGCACGGTAGGCCCGCTAGTACGACTTTATAAACGACAGAAGGGGTCAGAGTTAGCAAAAGATCGTGGTGGTTTTATGGAAGAAAGTAGGCGAGCTGACCCTACTTATCAACAAACGATTGATCAGATAAAACAACGCCAGCTTCAACAAAAAGCTAAACAGAAAGCCGCACGGGACGAAAAAATAAAAATTGAAAAAGAAATAGAAAAAACTTTTTTTACACCTAGAGTGTCTAAGAAAAAGAAAAATATGAAAGCTGGTGGTCCTGTTAAAAAATGTAAACGCGATGGTATAGCTATACGCGGTAAAACTAAAGGTAGAATGGTTTAATGAGTAACGCTTTTGCTAGTAAAAAGAATGCAATAGCAGACTGTGATGTTTGTGGGTTTCAATTTAAGCTAACAAAATTAAAAAGCTTAGTTGTAAGAACTACGAAAACACAGATACTAGCGTGTCCTGAGTGTTGGAACCCAGATCAACCCCAGAACTTACAGGGTATGTATCCGGTTACTGATCCCCAGGCTATACAAGATCCTAGACCTGATAAGAGTTTTGTTATTGCGGGACCTTACAGCTCAAGAGATATACAATGGGGGTGGAACCCTGTAGGGCTTTCAAATCCTTTGCAACTAAAAGGACTAGAGAATTATTTATTAGCAGAAGGACAAATAGGAACCGTAACGGTTACTACAACTTAGGAGAAGATAATGAAACAGAATGAAGAAAGAAAACCTAAAATGGTAGATGGTTTTACACAACCGCAAGACGTACCTGTACCTAATACAGCCGGGTATCCAGAAAAAAACATTAAAACTACTGGTGTAGTAACTCGTGGTAATGGTTGTGCTACTAAAGGTACTATGGCTCGTGGGCCGATGGCATAAGGATAAGTAATGAACTATACAGAGTTAGTTGCTGCGATTAAGTCGTATACTGAAAATGAATATCCTACTGTAGACGTTAATCTATTTATAGAACAAGCGGAACAGCGTATATTTAATTCAGTTCAAATACCTGATTTACGTAAAAATGTAACGGGAAATATAACAGCGGGAAACAAATATCTTAATGTTCCTTCTGATTGGTTAGCTACTTTTAGTTTAGCTGTTATAGATACAACTACTAACGAATATACTTATCTTCTTAATAAAGATGTAAATTTTATTAGAGAATCATATCCCGATACAGATGATGCTTTTCAAAAAAAACCAGAGTATTATGCGGTTTTTGATGATACAACTTTTATATTAGGAGCTACGCCAGATGTTGCTTACAGCGCTGAACTTCATTATTATTACTATCCTCAAAGCATTGTTGTTGCTGGTACTAGCTGGCTTGGGGATAATTTTGATAGTACATTATTATATGGATCTTTGTTGGAAGCGGCTACTTACTTGAAAGCCGATGCCGATACTATTACTAACTATATGACTAGATATAAAGAAGCTATGGACTTAATTCAAAATTTAGGTGAAGGTAAAAACAGACGAGACGCATATAGAAGCGGTCAAGCGCGTATTCCTGTTAAAGGGAGTAGAGGATCTATATAATAAACACATTAATAAAATATTTAGAGTAGGGATTTAATTATGGCAATTTCACAGGCGATGTGTACCTCGTTCAAAGTAGAACTGTTAACTGGGACACACAATTTTACTAACGGTGGAGACACATTTAAAGTTGCGCTATTTAGAAACCAAGCAGCTATCTCAGGTACTTTTGGTGCAGCTACAACTAATTACTCACAAATGGGAGCAGACCAAGTAACGGGTACGGGTTATACTTCTGGAGGGTTTACTTTAACAAATGTAACTCCTACTTCTACGGGTACAACCGCATTTGTTGATTTTAGCCCTAATGCTACGTTTGCCAATTCTACCCTTACTTCTTGTGGTGCTTTAATCTATAACAGTACAGACGGAGGTAAAGCAGTAGCGGTATTAGATTTTGGTGGAGATAAGATTTCAACTAATGGTACTTTCACTATTGTATTCCCAGCTAATGATGCTTCTAATGCGATTGTTCGTATAGCTTAATAGGATTTAGTATGGCGCTCATTTTAAATGATAGAGTAAAACAAGAGACTACTACAACAGGAACGGGCACAATTACGCTTGGTGCTCAACCTGCTGGGTATCAGTCTTTTGCTGCGGGTATTACTAACGGAAGCACGGTTTATTATGCTATCGCTAATACTGAAAGTGGAGTGACAGAATGGGAAGTAGGTTTAGGTACATTCTCTTCTTCTGGCGCTGGTACTGTTACTAGAGATACTGTCTATACTTCGTCTAACTCAAATAATAAAACAAACTTCGGTGCTGGTACGAAAGAAATTTTTGTTACTTATCCCGCCTCTAGATCGCTTTTTAAGGCTGCTGATAATTCTATTTCTCTTCCCGGAGCAACTACTTTTGGTAGTACCGTTTTACTTAATCAAGATCCTACACTTAACTTACAGGCAACCACTAAACAATATGTAGATAACTCTATTGCTGCGGGCTTAGATATTCACACTGCGGTAAGACTAGAAACAACTGGAGCTTTAAGTGCCGGATACTCAAATGGTTCTTCAGGTGTTGGCGCTACTTTAACTAATAGTGGAACCCAAGCCGCATTAGTAATAGATGGTGTTGCAGCGGTTGCTAATAATAGAATTTTAGTACAACAACAATCTAACGCTGCTCATAATGGTATTTATGTTGTTACTAATATTGGTTCAGCTTCATCAAACTGGATATTAACTCGATCTACTGATGCAAACACTTTTGGGTTAAATACCCCAACTAAACTAGGACAGGGGTCCTATGTATTTGTAACATCTGGTAATACTAGAGCGGGTCAATCTTTTGTTTGTAATACTGTAGGGACAATTACTTTTGGTACAACAAACATAACTTTTGCTCAGTTTTTTGCAACG